TGGCATTAGACCGCATCCTGCCGAGTATTTAGGGCGATCTAACGCGCCTATCCTGGTTACGTCGCTTCCCGTGTCCCATAGCTGGCAATCGATGCCATCACATTCTGCATATCCCATCTCTTGCATTAGTCGGTCAATGCCTGCCTTGAGTGGACATCTCATTCTTTCTCACCATCCGCCGGGCAATTTGTTCTATGTTCACAATCCTGGCATTCTGTCACTTCACGATTCGCAAAGTTATAGCATCCGCCGCGCTCTTCTCCGAAACCATTCGGGTTGTCGCGATAGATTGCGCGGCAGAGGATGCCATCGATTAGGAATTGATTCATGGATTTATCACCCCATGAAAATTTGAAATCTCGGCCTTCTCAAATCCTGCTATGTGCAGGATCTCTTCCAGCAATTCGCGATCTGGCAACGATCGCAATTCTGCAATGCGCTCTTCTGATATCATTGCTTCTCATCTCCTTTGATCTTCACATTCTGCCCACATACAGGACAGTGAGCATACCTGCGATGTGGGTTAGGCGTTCTTGCCTGGTAATCCCAGGCATGGCCACATTTGGGACAGGTTAGGGGGAGGGGCATTTCAAGCCATCCCCATCAGAATCAGATTCATTCTGTGGGTCGCGAAGTTAAGCCACATTTCAGGCTCCATCGCGATCTTGTTATCCCTCCGATAGGCGAGAGCGGCCTTCGCGAAGTCTCTGGCTGGCATGTAGATGCCGCCTTTAATCCAGACATCGTATGCATTCCCGATCTGGCTATCCAGAACTTCGAATTTGGCAGTCATATCGGCGGCGGCTTGCACCTGAGTAGCAATCTCAGGAGTTATTATCCCATTGAAATTCATTTCTTGCATATTACTACCCTATAGTGCTATCTCTATATATATCTATCGCTCTAAACTTGCCTTCACCAAATGCTCTACAATCAACGATCTCAGGTCAATAGGTACAATCTATCCACCTATAGACTGATCTGCCACCTAGGAGCCTACCATGCTGTCAGAGTCCGATATACACGATTTGTTAGCTAGATTTGGCCCCAGGATACTAGATGTCTTGGATTCGGTAGACTTCTGGGATATCAACGGCGCATATGATCCGGCTGAAATCGACACACGCATCAAACAGCAACCGGAATATAAGAAATATAAGCAAGAATCTGAAAAAAAGAATTCCCGGATATGGGATATCGTTGCCAAAATCATCGTACCTGCCGCGCTCTTGTCTGGAATGCAGAATACCGCCACGAAATACGACCTTCCTAAGCCAACCGTGCAAGATTATTCCAACGATTTCATAAAGCGATACGGCGGGCAATTCATCACAGGTATGTCGCGAGCGGACCAGAAGATGCTAACCCGGTTCATCTGGAAAAATTCATTGCAGAATGAACGGCCTCTAGCAAAACACATACTAAAAAACGAGCCATTGCTAGGCTACTTGGTAGATAACAAGGAATACCGTCTGAGAGCTATCAAGCGAACGGAATCTGGCAGGGCCAACTCGTATGGTGCGTTCCGTTGGGCAGGAGACGGCGGCCTAACCGAAAAGCATCGAATGACGGCGGGCGATAAGCGGGTTCGCGACAAGCACAAGGAAGATGCCGCTGCTGGGTGGATAGGCATAGACGAACGCTACCCATCATCCGGTGAGCTATTCGCTGGTGAAAATAGCATTAATTGCAGATGTGACGACGAATTCAGGTGAACTATGACAATCGAATTTGTGAACTTGAGGGAAGTTCTGGCGGGGGTGCAGAAAAAAGTAGACATGGTAAAAAACTTACAGCCCACTGCCCGACAGATGGCACAAGCGGCAACTAACGATATCAAGAAGAATTGCCGAGTAGATACTGGCAATTGGAAGAAATCTTGGAAGCCTTTTGTAGAAAAAAAGTCAGACTTAATTTATGAATTTGGCGCAAAGTCGGAAGGAGCATTTAGCAACGGATTTGACTATGGTGCATTGCAAGAAGCGTTGCATCATCCGGGGGCGATCGGATGGGAACAGGCGCAGCCTGAAATCCAAGATATTTTCAACAAAAATATAAGGGGCATTGTGACTGCTAATCAGTACATGTCAGACTTTGCGAATTTGGATACTGGTGAATGGTAGATCCTAATTACCGATGTCGGGCGAAATACAAGTTTTAGGCTACCTAAATAGCTGGCTCTTCTCGCGAACTTCTCTCATCCAAGCATTTAGAGCTTTCTCCAAGGTAGAATGCCCATGCTTAAGCTTGTAATCGGTCAGATGGCGGTGATTATCCGCGTCTAGGTCAGCTATTATTTTTGTCATCTAGTCACCTATAAGTTCTGCAATAGAGGGCAATGTCTGAAATTCCCGCATTCGGATAGTTATTTGCGTGGTGGTATTGAGCGGATCGTTTGAATGTTTCATTTCGATTACATCAACCAAGCCACGGCGAGCACATTTCATGAATTCACCTAAAATTTGTATAGTTGTTTCCTGATCCAACAATGATGTTTTTTTGTTCATAGTACCCTAATTATCCTAATTAGCTAAATACTTTTCGGAGGTCAAATGGCAAATCCATCCAGCTATATAGCTCTAGTCGCCCAATGTTTCAGTGATGACGACACCCTAAATGGTCTAGTCAATGGTCAGATCGTCGCCGGATTCCAGCGAACCCTAGCAGACGATTACCTGACGCTGGCTAACCGCGCCTGCATCGGGGTCCGAAATCTAAACCTGAATGGGGCCGATTTCGGCGGCGTGGCCTATCATGGCCTGTCTGATTATGACATGCTCATAGAAATCCGCGTTATAAATGTGGCCGATAACGATACTTACATATCATCTATTGTGGCTGAAATTATGCGAATTATGAAAAGGCCTCTGACTAAAACAATATGTGGAGTGTCCTATTCGGTGAACACCGATGGAAAGATGAGTTTCCGGCCCGTGAACGACCCGGCGTTTCCCAATTGGGTTGAGATGGTCGGGACTTGCAGATTGCGATATATAGACAGTTGATTTTTATGAAAAAGGTACCAATAGCAGTAATATACCCGGAAGGCGGCGAGCCCCTTTATGAAGACCCGGATAATGGTCTTAGGTACACCGCAACCGATTATGCAACGTCACATGGATTTAATAGTGTTGAAGAATTCCGGAGGGCAATAAATGACAGAAGGACCACAGCCACTAACTACGACTAGAATCGCACTTGCATTCGAGACCGCGGGCGTTCGGGCTGCCGCACCAACCATCTACATGATCGCGGGCGGGAAGGTCACCCCTACCAGCACCAAGGGCACCGATAAGCGCCGGGTGTCTGGTAATCGTGATCCTGTTCTGTCTACCAGGAAGCCGGAAACATTCAAGGTCAGCATCCCACTACCGGCCCTCATCGAGAGCAACGGTCTGGGCGAGATGTTGCTCGCGGTATTCGGCACAGACACGACCGGATCAGAGCTTGGATCGTCTACCGCATACGATCACGTGTTTACAGCCAACGACACCATAAAAAGCTTTACACTGTGGCTATACGATACCCTTGATCCGCAATCCATCCGGCTCTGCTCAATAGATCAGATGAAGATGGAAATCGATCGCGAGAAGGGGCTAGAGTTCACTTTCGATGTCACTGGCGCGGATATGCAGAGCAGTTCTACCTTTGGCTCCGCTACATACGTTAATGTGGCCACCGATAAGCCTAAGCTCATCCCACCATCGCAGACCATATTAGAGTACGGCTCTCCGCAATGCAATGTGCAAAACTATTGGGAGAAGATTACAGTCACTAGCAAAGAGAACCCCAAGTATGGGGCGGCGGGCAAGGCACCTGTCCCTGCGGGCGCAGGCACATACAAGCTCATCGTCAAGGGCGAACGAGATGTCACTGTCGATATCGAATATCTGGATATCGATGGTGTGGAGAGGAAGCGTTGGCGGCAAGGCGGCGATACGGTGCCCACGGCAACCGCTCAGGTTGATGTCCAGGCATTAACCAAGTTCCGGTGCAGGTCTTTTGGCAACCAAACCAAAGCATCTACGTCCTCCATATGGGGGTATGCTCATCAGGCAAATGTGGGTGTGGTGACTGCCACCTTCGGCGGAACTTACACGGCAGGCCTCGCTGATATCCCGGCGCATTTCGAGGTTAAGATCTCAACTGCCGCCGCACAAGATAAGTTCATGTGGAGGAAGGACGGCGGTGCCTGGTCAGTTGAGGCAGATACTACCCTGGTAGGCGCGCCGGTAACACTATCCGATGGAGTCACAGTCTACTTCTCAGCAGTGACCGGCGGTGCCGTAAACGACACGTTCTTTGGCTTCACCCATTACCAGAGGATGATTGAGTTTACCAGCCCAACAAACGTTATCGAGAGCCACAATTTCACCGATAGCTCCGACTTTTATAAGGGCAAGATATCGATGTATCATGAGTCCGGACCAGGCGGCACCAAAGCGAGCATGACGCTCAGGAACACTAAATCTGCCGCCTATTCCTGACTAAATTGGGGTGTTTCTGAGCTGGAGACAGCATTATCCGGCGACGACAACGACCTTTTATGGGAGTGCGGCATTCCTGCCGTTCTTCCCTCGTTGGAATATCAGGTATCGGGGACTAATACACCCCTCTCCTATACGTGGGACGGTGTAAACTACGCGCTGGTAATTGTGGTGGCGACTGATGGGTCGAGCAATCCAACCAGCACCGCGAGCCAGGTTAAAGCTCTCATAGACGCAGTCCCATATTTGGCAGAACGATTTAGAATAACACTGTCGTCCGGAAACGATGGCAGTGGCGTAGTTTCCACATTGGCGCATACACATTTCGCGGCAGTGTGAGCAGAAACGGCCAAAGCTAGGGTTGCGCACCTGAAACTACGTCCTGGGTAGTGCTTTGGCCGATTATACAGGAACATTTGCAGGAGATGAAAAATATGAGCAATTTTGACGATGTAATAGACCCAGACAGTAACATAGAAGCGTTAGCAGAGGCAATGAACGAGCCGGTAACTGAGGAAGTAACCATCTTGGAACTCCTCAACAAAAAGCGTATCAAGGTCAGATACCAACCCCAAAGCCTTGGAGCTTCGCTTGAATTCGACCACGGCTCTCCGATTTCGGCTAACGTCAGAAAGCCAAAATTCGACTTCCATAAGTGGGCCAAAGAAAGCTTGCCAAAAATGAACGAGTTGGCTCTAAAGAATATCCAAATCGTAAACGATATCAATAAGCCCGATTTTGCAATTGCAAAAGGCGAAGTGCGCCTGTCCCTGATATCGCCGGGCGAATTCAGGAGGCTCCAGGAGCTTTGCTTTCCCGGCACATCCGACTCCCAAGATCTCACAGACGAAGACGGCCCTGCTGTTAGGTCGCGTGGCAAAGGCATTCGGGCAAAGTCCGATACTGCTATCAAGGCAGTATAAACTTTTTACAGAGGAATATTTTGATTCGCTTTCCGGAATTGACAAGCTGCTAATCGATCACGCAATCCTAAATCGTGTGATCGCAGAGGAAAACAAGGCACAAGAGGAAGCAATCAAAAAACGAAAGGAAAAGTCAGATCATCCCGGAATGGAGCGATACGATGATATCGAGGACTTCTGGAATGAGGCAGAGGACGCCAGCCGAGGGGAGGGTTAACCTCTTCTCATTTAAGTGGATTAATCTGCATCATTTTGTCAATCATCATGCGGATTAATGTGGCTGGCTCTGTTCCACTAAGCAGTTTGCCCCATTTCTCCAAGTATTCTAACTGGCTTAGAGTCAACTCCACCGGGATGATATTTGGGTTGTTGCCCAACACAATCTTCAGCGTTTCCATCATGCCGCGGAGCGCGGCCTCATCGCCTTTCTTGATATCTGCGATGAGTTGAGCCTTGGTTTCGTCATTCAGTATCATAGAATATCATTTGGTTCATTTCTATATAGAGGTTTCCCATGTCTGACACCGAACTCATGTATAAAGCGTCCCTAGACGGCAGTGGATTTGCCAGCGGAGCGGCCCAAATCAATAGCCATCTCCACCAAATGGGTATCAATACGAGTGCCGCTTCCGCGAATTTGGGCGGGTTGGGGACTCTATTGGGAACTCTGGCCAACCCACTCACATTGGTCGCGTTAGGCATTACTGCAATAGGAGGTGCCCTTGTTGGCTCTGCTCAGGCCGCTGCTGCATGGGAAACCAGCATGACGGGGGTGGCGAAAACTACCGGGCTGGCCGGTCCGGAATTGCAAAAACTAAGTCAAGACCTATTGCAGATGAGCACTACTGTGCCGCTCGCTGCAAGCGAATTGGCATCTATCGCCGCGGCAGGGGGATCATTGGGCATCGCAGGAGACCAACTGGCAGGATTTACCGAAGTTGCCGCTCAGATGGGGGTAGGCTTCGAGATGGCAGCGGATCAGGCTGCCACGGCAGGCGCAAAGATTCTTAATGCATTTGGCAAAGAGATGAGTGTTGATAACCTGCGGTCACTCGGTTCTGTCGTAAACACAATGGGCGATAGCTTCGCAGCCACAGAACCACAGGTATTAGAATTCCTCAACCGGGCCTCCTTTCTGAATGCCACAATGGGTCAATCCATCCCACAGGTTGCGGCTCTTGGTACGACCCTGATATCAACCGGCTTGGAAGCGGAGGTTGCTGCAACTGGTATCAAGTCAATGCTTAATATGTTGACTTCAGAAACTTCCAAGACGGGTGGAATGGATAATTGGGCCAAATTGATGGGCAAATCTGTAGACGAGCTAAAACAGAGCGTGGCAACTGACCTCAACAGCACCCTCATAGAGACAGCAAATAAGATAGCGGCAATTGAAGATCCTGTAGAGCGATTCCAGGCAGCCGTGACTGCCGCCGGTTCTGAGGGCGCGCCAGCTCTGCTCAAGCTGGCTGGCCAGCAGGACAATTATACCAAGGCGCTCGGGCTGACAAATTCTGAATGGGAAAAAGCAAGCAGCCTGCAAAACACATTCGATGCTCAGGCCGGGACGGTGAACAGCCAGTGGCAAATGTTCATGAATACGCTTACTATGGCAGGAACCGAATTTGGTACTGTGCTGTTGCCCGCGTTGGAAAGTGCACTAGAATTCCTTAACGATCTTGCTAAGGTCGGGATAACGGTTGGAGAACGGCTTGCTGATATCGGGTCGTCCTTTGTCGATATGGCACAGAACGAGACACTTCAGAAAGTGGCCTCGGGGATAAACAATGCATCGAGCGCCGTTTGGGGTGGCATAAAGGAATGGGCAGGAATCGGCAAAACACATGCAGAAACAATGGCCAAAGAGATAGCTGAAAGCGACAAGCTGCAAAAGGCAGGAGCGGAAGGATTACAGGCCGGTATAGATGCCGGTGTTCTCAAAGACCCTGCCAAAAATGCCGCCAATGAATTCTCTAAAGAATTTGTCGAAGCGTTTAAGACAGCGCAGGCTGACCGCGAAATCGCCAAAGTTCTTGCTAGATCCGGAAATGCGGCCCTGACCACAAACAAGGGGAATATTGCAGGAACTGCAACTACTACCTTGGAGAATGGCTTAGAAGTTGAGGTCGCATACCAGGGTAATGACGACGGCATATATTCCCGGTTATTCATCGATGGACAGCAGATCGGGGACGGCGTGTACGGCGCTAACCGGGAAGCGGTTCTATCAACGCTTCTTAGCAAGTGGAAATATGATCAGGCAAACATCTTGGATCTGACGGGCCGGACTGGCGAAGCGGCTGTTCTACGTGCTGAGCAGAAAGTTGAGTTCCAGTTCGACTACACCGGAATATCCGCTATTTTTGGCGATCAATTCGTGTCTCGGCTGGAGAACGAGGGCGGCAGGATCGCTATCTCGGCGAGCAAATCCGTACAGGACGCCTACCAGTCACTCCTCGATGCCCTGAAGGAACCCACCTGGGACAATCTGGATGAAGTTCTCAGCCAGATAGATTCACTTATAGCTGAGCACGAGTTAGACCCCTCGGAGGCGGCGCTGTGGGCTACTAGGTACAAAGAGACCTTGGTTGCCGGTATCGTCGATATCGGCGAGTTTGCTAAGGACAAAGCGGTATCCTCCGGCGATACTATCTCGACGGCCTTCGAGGATCATTTTCTAGACATCGACGAGAGAAAAGCGATCGCGGCTTTAGATCCGATGCTGGATACCATTAAGGCCGAGAGCCCTGAAGCATTTGGTGAAGCAGGATTGGCCTCAATCGAGAAATTTGTTGAGATGGCAAAGAATGGTGCATCCTCGAAAGAGCTGTATGCTTATTTCAGAGAGATGGGTCTAAAATCTGGAGAAGAGTTCACAGAGTTCAATACCACCGCGTTCAAAGAGCTGGACTTTTCCGAGTGGATCAAAGCCCCCAACTGGGATAATATCCTCAATCCATCTGATTACATTGCGAATGTATTCCAGCCCAAAGCAATAGACGCGGCAACAACCGCACTGGAAAATCTCAGTACAGGGGAAGAAAAAGCATATACTACCGGAAACGAACTCCTCATGCAGTGGAAGGAACTTGCAAAAGACACCCCCGAACTGTTCACGAACGAGCAACTGCGCGCACTCAACAGTTATGACGGGGCAGTGTCGAAGATATCTGACACCTTAGAAGCTTTCACGGAAAAGACTGACAAGGCCACGTCTAAAGTAAAGGAGTATAAGGAGGCTCTTGTCTGGGACCCATCTTCACTCTTCGGCCAATGGCAGGAAAGCTCCGAGTCTGGCGTGGTTTTCGATTCATATATC